TTCTGCTGGAAGATTCTTCTTTTAACAGTCGTTGCCTTGATAGGCATAACGGCCAAGAAGGAAGGATCGTCGGTAGGTATAATGATTATATCTACTAACGATATCGGGCGACAAGGTTGTTGCCGCGCAATTAGTTTTAATCAGGATTAATTGTTTAATAACATGATTAGGAGGCATTATGAGTAATGCACCTGTGGCACGTCATCGATCTATTGTTTTAATTGATGACGATATTGTTACAAACCGCGCCCGTCATAACATTAGTTATGAATGGGGCACGCCTGGAGATGAATCATCTATCTACGCGACTCACGAAATTATTGAGTCGAGCGCAGGAAACGAGGTTCATTTCAAGAACCAAGTTATGGATGATATGGTCGTTCCTAGATACAAAACTAGGTCAGCCAAAGGAGAAATATTCAACAATGCGTTGGAAGTTTCTTCCGAAGAGCTGATAGACCAAAAATGCTTCTTCAGGTCTGCTAGACTTTACGGCGTTTCGCCAACTAGCGACCCAGAGAATTTTCTCATGGACGTTGGTTATTACTGGGAAGGAGATTATCCCTCTTCAGTTTTCACCCAAAAGAGCCCGTACGAACTTACGTTCGATGGGGTTCCAGATATTGACGTGGCTCAGATGCAGCAACTTGCTGTAACTAGGTCTTTCGCTAATATCGATTTTTCCGAAGCGAATCTTCTCGAAACGCTTGGGGAAATGGATGAAACAGTAAGGTTTATGCGTCATACCTTCGTAAAAGCTATACGGATTTTCCGTGCAGTTAAACGTTGGGATCTAAAGTACCTGAGGCGAGAAATCAGCCTTAAGGAACTCCGTGATCGGTATATGGAGTGTCGCTATGCGATACGTCCACTTATTTATGACGTCAAACGTACGTCAGCTGCTATTACTGCTGGCACTCTGTTGAGCAACAGGTTTACGTTTCGCGCAAGCGAGACTGAAACCGATAGTTTTTCAGAGGACGTTGGAGGTTATTCATCATTTGATTTCGTTAAGAAATCGAGTAAAACGGTGAATGTTAGAGCAGGTGTTTTAGTTGCAATGGAAGATCTTAGTACCCTTACTATTTGGGGAATAGATCGACCTATTGAAGCTATGTGGGAGTTAACTCCCTTCTCATTTATAGCTGACTGGTTTTTTAATATCGGTCACACTATATCGAGCTTTACGCCAAAACCTGGCGTCAAGAACCTTGCCTCCTGGGTCACAGTGGAAGAAATTGACCACTGTGAAATTCGCAGTGATTGGTCATCTGGATCGAACAGTTCATCAGGATATTCGTATCCTGTTGATTTTGGCACGCGTATAAACAATGTATTAGTTTCGCGCACCGTCAGAAAGTTCACCCGGGTCCCCAGTCCAAATAGAAGCTTACTGCCAACACTTAGTGTGCGGCTGTCAGCTTTTAAACTATTAGACCTTGCCATCATAGGTAAAACACTTTTCTCAAAGAAACGAGACAAGTCCCTAAAAATGGCCATGTACAGAAGGAGTTAACCATGTCACAAGACAATGTTATTACTTTGTCAGTCGACGAAGCCAACGATGCTAATGTAGCAGATTACGAGTATAGACGCCTGAACGATCACTTGTTCAGATCCGACTATATTCATTCATCCAATCACGCAGTTGATTCGCGTGATACGCTGAATTTCTATGCTACACCTGCCAAACCTGCTGGTAATTTCCGAGGTGTTCAGCGCTCATCCTATAAATTCACTACAGACATAGTTGTCTCTGGTGTGGATGGTGTTGCTGAAATTACTTCCCCGATTATCACTGAGGTAAAGCAAAGCATTCCGGTTGGTGCCACCAACGCTCAGATACTACTTGAGCGACAGAAGGCACTTGCGATGATAGACACCGATGCAATTATGGATAACTTAAATGAACTTCTTGAGACGTAGTTGTCTGATATATGTCGCCACTGTGGTGACCACTATATTGTTGACGACCGCGTTCCTCGTAAAGCTCTTGCTAGTCAGATTTTGGTTAATCTGATTAGTAATCCATTTTAAACCATCGGAGGTTATTATGAAACTTAATAACAAGTCTATCCAACGGAAGGGTTCCCCTGCGAAGGGAAAACCCAAAAAACCATGGTTGCAAAATGCAACCAAAATCAGACTTCCGGCAGATTATGCCTGGAAAGTCTTGGATCGTCTTTGCGACGATCTTCACCAGTCTCTGTCAGTTGAGGAATATACGTACTTTAAGGCCATAGTTAGAACTAGGTCTTACGACGCCCTCGACGAAATGACGGAGGTTTGGGGATTACAGATTAGTAATGTTCCCGGACAGATGTTGAGTCTCGATGAACTTCGAGCTCGATATCAATTGGTTTCACTTTTGAAAAAGTTTCAGTTTGAAACTAGCTCTGAAGCCAGGGAGGAAGCTGCGATGAAGACTTTCATCAAAGCAGAAATCCGCTGTCGTTCATATAATATGAATGGCTATAAAGCTTTAGCGTGGCCCAAGACCGAAGCTATGGTAGATGTTTTTACCTATGCTAGGGATTGGATCGCGAAAGTGATCGGTTTTGAATTACCACCTCAAGACCAGTTGACTTTGACAAGTCGACATGGACCAGGTGCATCCTCTAACACTCAGAATGGCAACAATTCTGTATTTTTTAAATACAGTGATTGGCCTTATGACTGTACTAGACGGGCGCGTGGTTATGCTATTACCGCAATTCAGCAAGATAAACGCTGGTTGGGAAGCCTCGAGAACAGCTATCGAAGGCGGCACAAAATACCGCCGCATTTGATACTTGATCAGAAGGTTTTTTGGAATAATGTTTTAAATGTTATTCCCGGAAATAAAATTGCTTTTGTTCCAAAGTCCGCAAAAACAGATCGGACTATTGCAATTGAGCCTACCATGAACTTGTATCTTCAATTAGGCGTCGACGGATTTTATCGTCGTCGTCTAAAACGTTGGGGTTTCGACCTCAACGATCAAAAGAAGAACCAAGTATTGGCCGGCATTGGTTCAGCATGCGATGATGAAGAATCATTTAGCACGCTTGACCTTTCAATGGCGTCGGATACAATCTCGACGCGATTATGCAGGTTACTTTTACCTGCAGCTTGGCTACATTACCTCCTCGATCTCCGTTCGCCTTCTGGCGAGATGGGTGACAGGACGATAAGCTACGAAAAGATATCGTCAATGGGTAATGGTTTTACTTTTGCACTTGAATCCCTGATCTTTGCCTCCCTTTCATTTGGGGTTAACAAAGCTATGGGCAATGCTTATAAGAGTAGCGATATGTGTGTTTACGGTGATGATATCATCGTAAAGAAAACACTTGTACCGTTACTTACAGAGGCATTATTAGCAGCCGGTTTCCAACTTAACGTCGATAAGTCCTTCATAAAAGGCCCGATACGTGAAAGTTGTGGAGCTGACTGGTTCAACGGGAACGCAATACGACCTGTATTTCTTAAAACCATTCCAACTGATGTTAAGGAACTTTTCAACGATTACAATCGTTTGAAGAGAACCCTAAGTCTTAGGTTTGGTATAACAGAAAGCAGTACGTTAGAACTACTTAAGGGGTGGATTCCAACTAAGTTTAAAGACTTTGTTGGTCCCTATTCTGATGAGGAGTTTGACACGTACATTCACGCTAAGAGGCCTAAGAATCCATTCAAAATGGGTTTTTGGAAATTTAAGCGTTTAGCGAGACGTGAACGCGAGTATAACGCTAGCCGCCTTGATTGGCGAATGCGTAAGCTCATGGATCGTCTCCCTAGTGAGCCTGACTTGGTTGATGCATTTAAATTTAAGCATCGAACAAGGAAAGCTACAGAGTCGAAAAGCGG